GTATGTGCGATCTTTTTAGTAAAATATGCCCTTGAATCAATTAAGTTTGGCTGTGCTATCAGTGGGTTATATCTGGTCATTTGAAGACGGTCACCAGATGTAGACCCAGGAGCTATGCCTCTATCACTATAGTTATTTGGATAATTAGTTTGGAACACTGGGTCATCGCAGCTTGATGAATTTGGTTCTCCAGTTACACCACCTAAGAGCCATCTTCTCTCTACATCTGGTGAGAAGTCCAATTTTCCAAAGAAGCTGGCCCCTGGGGTAATGCCAATAGCCGATCCAAAGAAATAGAAATACTCGCCATCATCATCAACTATCATTGTCCATAAATTGAATGGAGGATTTAAGGTTGAACTTGCTCTCATAGGCATGAAATAATTATCAGCAGCAACTTGTATGTTACTTGGGAATTGACCTGTCCCAACTGTAGCACTGGACATCGTCAAAAAACCTCTAGCTCTGACACCTTGCTGGCCTCCGGTGCCTTTTATTTGAAGTGTGGGGCCACCAGCAAGCGTTGCTTGAAAGCATGCAATATCGCTAGGAGCATCTTCAAAAGCGAGCGTCCAACCACCTGTTGGAGTCCTAGTACCGTACCCATCAATTAAAACGGCCTTTAGAATTGCCAGGTTTGATGCAGGACTATTGGCCACAAACTGCGGAGCTCCATCGTCAGTTGATTTATAAATTGTTGCTGTCATTGTAAGCCTCGTATTAAATTAGAATTTACCATGCTTGAATATCCTGATCACTTGTCGGTGGTGGTCCCGGTGGTAAAGGTGGTTCTGGTGGGTCTGGTGGATTGACTGGTTCCACAGTAGCCAGTCCAAAAAAGTTAGCTTCATCATTTCTGTTGACCTGCTGTGCTGCTTCATACGCAGCGTTAAGCGTGACATTTCTTATGTGCCACTCCTTTAACGACCACTCGCAGTTATTTGCACTTAGGGTAAACGAATTGTCATTTATTCTGGACCTTGGATAAGGCCTATTTAAAAAGGTAGTATTAAAGCCAGTTTGCACACCATCCCGGTAGAATCTCCACTCTCCCAGAAAACCAGAGTAAATAACAGGATCCTCTGTGATGTCATACGAGCCCGACATAAGTAGACTTTCACCAGCTGCTCTGTAGGCCTCATCCTTAAGCTCACCAGCTAATGTAGTAGTATTCTCATATTTTAGACTGCCATTTTCATCAAAGCCAGCAAACGCTGGCCCATAACCACCGAAGAAGAGCCCTCTCAAACTAGGTGTCACAGGTGTTGGTGGGCTGCATGGTGGGCCTTGCTGTATGGCAATAACTAATCTGCTAAATGATCTTGGTGTAGACTCACCACTGATAATGGGTAGTCCATCACCTGTCCTGTCAAGCACAATGCCATTAATGTTGGCCTCAACCACACTGACAATATTTAAGTCCATGGTGAAAGTATAATTGAATTTTTCAATCAACTCGCCAGCAGCTCGCTTAAAGTATCTCGGCCTAGAGTTGTTCATGGTCATGCCAAGCGCCCGGCTAAATGTCGGTGCTTCATCGCTACCTGCAGAAAAGGTATAGTTATTGGTTGAGTCTCTGCCATCTACCACCAGATGAGCGACCAGTGCATAATCTGACCACACTGCATACTTACCTAATGGGCTACTAACACCTGACAATACCGGGTCGCCTGTGACTATTGTTTCGAGATAAATATTTTGGCCACCAGACGCCAGTAATGGACTATTTAACCTAGCCCAAATCTCAAGGATCTGAGCGCCAGCATCCACAATGACGACCTCCACAGGCAGGCCTGTAACCTTTCCAGCATCAGCAAACAATCTTAAATTACCACCATCAGCAGACAAATCAGACCAAAATGCGACCTGCTCCGGTGCCGTTAGTTTTGCAATTGTTATCTCAGTTAACTTAAAAACATAGTCAACATTAGTATCCTGTGCTGGCACATAGCTTATTGGGATAGTGTAAAAGCTCATACATTCTGATACTCAAATATGACGGTTAAATCTGACCCTGCAGTTGTTGACCCCACCTTAGTCACGTTTACTGTCAGGTAATCCGTCTGATTAACCAGCAGTGGCAATGGAGGAAAGAACTGAGCGCTCACGTTAGCGCCATCTGGTATTGACAATGACTGTAACAATACACCATTCTTTACTATTTCCACATCAACATTTGAACCTACTGGTGCAATACCAACTGCGAGCCTAATGCTCAATAATGTAATATTGTTTGGTGGATAAAATCTTGCGGTACCAGTCAGCAATACGAGCGCAAGAGGCTGCGACAATGTGATGGTCTGGTCTATTGACTCCACTATTGTTTGTGGTGGTGTCTGGTTTAAATCCCAGCGATTAAGCAGGCCATTCCAGATAATCTGGTCCCTTAAATTCACGTCTATTGGTGCCGGAATATTCCCATTTAGACTGACGGTAATAGTGCCAGCAGTCGATATTTGATATAAGTCACCAGGCAATGGGTCAAGTGGAAGCGCTGCGTCACCAGCAGAGACATTTAACTGCCCACGATATATTAAACCACCAGCGGCTGAGCCTGCTGTAGCCTCCACAGCCTCAATTGCGGCCTTATTACTATCTATCAACACCTTAAGCTCGTTTATGGCGTCCTGAACATTTGTAGAGGACAACTGGCTTACGATGTTTGAAAAGCTAACAGAGGCTGCTTGGGTCACTGATGGCAACACATCCCAATTAGTGGTACCAGCGTTATATACAAGGCTTTCACCTAAGTTAACTAATTGAGATGTTGGTGCAGCACCGTTTCTTGATACTGTTACCGTACCACCAGTTGATACTGTGTAGTAGTCGCCACCTGCTGGTCCTGCTGGCAATGCAGCGTTGCCAGACGTTAAGTTAAGGTTTCCTCGGTAGCTTAATGGCTGACCGCTGCCCTGCACGATAGCATTTATCTCATCGATGGCTGCTTGCACATCTGTCGCAGATAAACCTGATACAGTGTTGTTAAACGTCAGGCCATTTGCAGCTGTGATTGCTTGCCAGTTTGAGCCATTGTCATTGCTAGGCCTGTTATTCAAATTCCCATTTGTGGCCGACTTGTAAAGTGTGCCGCCCTCGATGACCAGTATATTGATGTTGTATATCTCTCGAGCATTCCACACCCTGATCTGGTTTAGCTGTGACCACTTGTCATTGTCATCCACATTCTGTGTTGGGTCATTGCCTTGATTGTTTCCGACTAGGCTAATGTAGGGAATACCATCAGAGGCAAATACAAGACTATTGGCAGCATACACAATGTTGCTTTGCCATGGCTCAAACGCGCCTCCTCCAGTCTCTGAGCTAACCGGGTCTACATCAAATATTTGCACACCGTTTGCGTCAGTCAACACGCATCTAGCTGAAGCGCTAAAGAATATGTTTGGGACTGCGCCACGACCGTTAAGTGTGACCGGGTTTTGTATTGCAATTGTTTCGTTCACATCACCAAAAATAGGAAGCAGAACATCTGTACTTGACGCATAAAAAGCCAATGTACCACCAGCTAATAGGTCACCATTTGCTGCGATAAATTGTGGTATAGGATTTGAAAATCTACTCATTGCCTTTGTTCCTATCAGTGGTCGTTATATTGGTCCCTGTACGTCTGCGGTTGCTCGCGTCAAGCTCATTTAGCATGCGATTAACGGCTCTCGATGCATTTGATTCGTTTATGCCTCTCATATCATCGATGACGCCACCAACCAATTGTGCGCCTCTCTCGAGTATAGCCGCTTTTGGTTCTGCTACCAGTCTAGCTGAGTCAATTCCCTGTGAAATTGTCGACTTCATCCCACCAGGTATTAAGGTTGGCATCATGCTGTTAAGCATATTGTCAAAAGAGATAAGCCTGTTTATCTGCACGTTGTCATTAAGGCCATACTTACCAGTCACATCCTCTATGTTGGTAAGTGTCTGCCTGATGTCTATGCCTGAAGCGTAATTTGATAGCGTTTTGCGTAATTCCTGACCTATTTTCTGTATATCATACTCTTCCTGCAGTTTCGGATTGAGCTGCAACTTCTTCTTTATTTTGAATGCATTCTCTGAATTATCGAGCGCTGACTTGAGCTCTGCGTAGCTTTCATTGGCAGCTTTATACTCTGGGTTAATTCTACCGAGATATCCGTTTATATCAGCTCTGAGGCCCTGCAGCGCTATTTCTACACCAGCAGACAAACCTTCCTGCTTCTGCCCATAGGAAATATTCTCATCCAAGCGTTTTTTAAAGAAGTGCAGGTCCCTAGGTGTCATCTGTCTGGTGGATAAGTCATTCATAGTGTCTACTATGATTTTTCTAAATGCCGGAATATCACGCACAGACGAGTTATCGAACAGTGGTGCCAGTGTTTGCTCATTTAGCTCAATGCCTAGATCCTCTAGAGAGTCGACAAATCGGTTGGCTATTGGCGCAGAGTCATTAAGTGGTATCACCTCATTGCCAAAGTTTTTGACCGATGCATTTATCTCAGCACCGACCTGCTTGCGCTTGTTGTTCAAGTACCCAATGCGCCTATTGACAATGTCACCCATGGCCATCGATGGCCTCAGCTCTGCAGCCAGCCCCTCATCGTTTAGCACATCATTAGCATTGCCGAGCATATTACGCATAATCTTGCGCGTTTCTGGTGTGGTCGCTTTCATGTTAGCAACTGCACCTTTGCTGGCTCCCTGTTTGATTACTCCAGCTGCTGCTTCGTCAGGCTTGCTTGCAATAGAACTTACCATCTGTCTGGCATATGCCGGGTTCTCACGCATTTCGTTCTCGATCATCTTCATTTCGTCATAATCGATACGTCTTTGCTGCTGGCTTATTTTATCGATGGCCATAAGCTGCCGATCTGCCATTGCTGCGCCATTTACGTCTTGTAGTTGTCCATTTCTAGGCTGCTGCATCGTGATGGACCGCATCTTCTCTTGAAGCTGAGTAGCCTGCTTGTCTAGTCGTCTTTGGATAAGTGGTTTTTGTGTGTAGCGAGCACCTATAAGTAATGGCAATCCATCAGTGGCAGTCTTTACTGCAGCAGCCCAAGCTGGGTCCCCTGTTGCTGCATAATTAGCGTCAGCTAAAACATCACCCATGGAGCGTTCACCAGATTGCACCTGAGCAATTGAGGCAACTGCTGAGTCCAGATCCTGAGTCATTATCAATTCAGATAAACCAGCATAACCTGACATCGGGATCATTAGCTTTTCGCCAAGCCATTGAAGCCCGGCCATCGCAGTTTTCCCTTCCTCAGTTTTTGGACTGGCAAAGTCATCAATAAGCTTTTGCCTAGCGTTGAACTGGTCGGTATCTCTAGACACACTTTCGCCACCAAATATTGCTTGAGAACCGGAATACAAGCCGTTTAACGAGGTACCCAGCATTGCAACTGCGCCTCTTGTAATTGGCTCTGCATAATCCAGAATATTGCCTTCTCTTGGCGCATTTGGGTCCTGTCCCATCTGTATTTGCATCTTGTTGTAGTCATCAAGTGCTTTTTTAAATGTGCTTGGCTTGTCCATCTGCTTTGGTGCTGGTGCTGGTGGAGGCTGGGCTGGCATTTGCTCCTGCGCCTTAGCGCTTTGGATTAATGCAGCAATATCATCTTCCTCTGCAGCTTGCTGCACTGGATTTTGTTGTGCAGGTTTCATTGGTGCCTGTTCTGGCTTCATACCCTGCTGCTGCATTTGCAATATCAAATTCTCGATATCGTCCTGTTCTCGCTTATTATTTGGTTGCATTATTCCACCTTCAGCATGTCATAAATCTGGCGAGTAGAGAAACCAGCGGCACGAAGTCTAGTAACATCCTCCTGCTTTATAGCTCGTCCTAGCTGACCAGACTGCTTGCCATTGAATAGTCTTTTATCGATGACAGGCTGCTTATCTTCTGATGATGCAGTAAGTCGATTGCTCAACTCGGTCAAGTCTTTTACGACCTGCTCATAGTTACCCAGTATGCCATTTTCTGTAATATTCAAACCACCTGACGAGATTCGCTGCAAGAACTCGATATCTTTCTGCGTTAATACACCTGTCATTAAGCGAAGGTTATCTTTGGTCACTAATGATGCAAGCTCTAGAGCTTTATTGATCACAGCTTGTGAGTTTGCAAAGGTTGGTGTGTTATCCAGATAAAACTGACCACCCACCACAGAGCTTAGACCTTCATTAGCTGCCAGATCACTTGAAATAGTAGCTGCTCTTTTTGCCAGGTCTAAACCTTCCTGCTCTTCAAAAACAGCGTTAACTTGAGACTGGCGTTTATTGACGACCTCGAGCTGCTTCATCGTATCGTTTGCTTCTTGTGCTGCAGTCGGAGACTTGGTGATCTTTTTCACTATTTCACCGCTTGCACTGTCCATGATTTGAATATCAGTACCAGCATCGATGGACCGGAAGCGTCCAACTTTTGGCTCGCCTTTTTCTGGACCTGCGTAGCTTACATCTCTGTTTTTAGCCTGCTCGGTAGATGCAAGCATCTGATTGACACCATTGACAAAATACTCTGGATCATTCTGGTACAGCATAAACGACCTAATCGTGTCATCAGGTCGCCTGCCGCCCTCTGCCAGCCTTGTAATGCGAGATGCTAAATGGTTAGCGCCACCTTGAATGTTACCAGTAACAGCCATGTCTCTGGCTGTAATCATGTCGTCAATGTACATTTGCTGATCCTCAGCTGACAAAGCAGTAAATCTTTCTCTGCTTCTCTGAGCAGACTCAGGAGAAAGCTCTTCGAGTCTCTGCAAGTCCACACTTGACGCCAGTTTGAACTCCGGATCTTCCATACTTTTTGATAGTGTATCAAACAAAGTAGATGCTTCGGCCTGTTGAGATTGCATTTGCGAGCGCTGTTCCTGTTCTCTCTGGTCATCTCTAATTCTTTGCCCAAACTCATACCCGGCCATCGCATTTTGCAACGGACTGCCCTGATTGCCTTGCATTAATCTAAAGTCAATAGCCATTATTTAATCCTCTAATCCTATCTTTTTGGAAAACCACCAGTCATAGCAAATGCGCCAGTCAGCTGACCGAGTAAATTGCTTGTGTTGCCTGCTCCAGCAAGTGCTGCGTTAGCTTGTGCATTACCAGCATTGCCAATTGCTGCACTACCACCAGCTGCGCTCTGTGTTGCCAATGCCTGAAGTAGCTCTGCCATTCTAATTTGGTCGTTTGCTGTCATTGCACCGGAGTTTTGCAGGAAGTTTGCCAGATTATTTGTGACTTGATCTACTTGGCCTGCGACCTGCTGACCCTGCTGATTTACTAGGCCTGATTGAGCACCAGATTGACCAGCCAGCATTTCAGCCAAGTCACGACCTGCTTGCTGTCTACCTTGAGCCAATTGACCTGCTCCAGTCATCAACAGGTTGGCACCAAACTGGCCGCCTTGTTGCATTACGTAGCCTGCCTGCCCACCTAGGTTTGCCAGCTGACCGGAAATATTTTGAGCAAGACCAGACTGTTGCTGGCCTGTGCTTTGAGCCAGGTTAGCCTGAAGCTGCCCCCCTTGCTGCGCGATACCAGCACCTTGCTGCGCTAGGTTGGCTTGTAGCTGTCCGGTTGCTTGGTCGAGGTTAGCGCTGTTCATGCCAGTGCTCATGATGTTTTGGCCTTGTCGACCAAAGATATCAGCCTGCTGACCACCAAGCTGCTGCAGTAAGCTTGCGCCTGTCTGACCTTGTTGAGCACCTAGCTGTGCCATCTGACCACCAGCCTCTAGGCCTCTATTGGCGACTCCACCAAGCCTGTCAAATGCCGCGCCAAATTGCTGAGCTGCTAAGCCCTGCCCAAATCTTGCCAACTCACGTTGTACCTCACCACCACCCAAGCCTCCTGTAGCAGCTGCGTTAGCCATAACTGCCCGATTGCCTTGCTCGCGTAAGAACTCGAACTCTGGGCTGTTTAAAGTGGCATTCATCGCCATTTGCTGTGCTTGCGGTCCCATAGCACCTGACAAAGCTGCTTGCTGCTGCTGCGCTTGAGCGCCACCTTGAGCAAATCCTTGTAAGTCACCGCGAGCCTGACCATATCCCTGATTTAATGCATTCATACCCTGACCTGCTCTTAGGCCTAGCATTTGGTTAGCATTGTTGAGCTGTTGATTGGCGTCAGAAAGACCCTGCATCAATGAGTTTTGGCCCATAGCATTTGACTGGTTAGCAAACTGCTGACCTTGGTTGATCATGCCAAGGCCTTGGTTTGTACCCTGACGCGCTGCTATCTGTGAAAATGTACCAGACTGGTTGAGCGCATTCTGCGCCTGATTCTGCTGGTTCAGCACATCCTGTCTGGTACCCTGTAACGTAGCCATAGCACCAGCGCTGCCCTGTTGTGCAAAATTAAGTCCAGCATTCATGCCGCCACCAATAGCAGACTCAAATCCTGCCAGCCCATAATTCTGACTACCACCAGCTTGCGCCATTGGCATATTCTGTCTGGTTAACTGGCCTTGCTGATACTGTGGCTGCTGCTGTTGCATTCCTGACAAATTTACAGGTATAGGCTGGCTAGATGGCTGACCCTGACGTACCATTTGACCTGTCATCGCACCAGCTCTAGCAGCGTCATCAAACTGAGGCCTGTAATTATAACCTGTAGGCATAACATCCTGCTGCCTATTGCCAGCCATCTTTGATTGCAAGTTAATTGGCGATTGCATACCCTGACCTTGCATCATAGGCTGCGGCATTATTTGCTGTGGTCCCATTTGACTTACTTGGCCCATCATTGGCTTTAGTATTGCTTGGTTTCTAACTATCATTATCTAAGCCTCATCGTATTTTGTGACCCAAAGTCACGAAAATTTAGACCCCTGTAACCACCTCCAGCAGCAAACTGATTGCCTTTAAAAATGTCAGGTATCCCAATATTAGGTGCCGGAACATTTCCAGGTGGAGACTGATCTTCCTGCCGAGGTGGATTGTACACATTCGGCACACCTGCCAGCAGGCCCTGAAGGTCTACGTTGACTCTCTGTGGTTGCATAAAGTCATAATTGACTGCGCCACCCATGAGAGCATTTTGTATCTGAGGCATTGACCCAGCGAGTATGTTTTGAGCGCCCATGTTGCCTTGCTGGAATGCATCCATAGTCATCGGTGCAGACCGACTTAATAGGTCCATAGCCTGCTGAGTACCAGCAAGTCTTGACTGAGTAGCAGCCGGAATAAACTTATTAATGTCTTGTCTGGCTTTGCCCTCTTGTTCGGCCATGTAATTAAGCTGTTCATCTGATGTTTTCTGTGCAGTGTCAGCTGCTCGCCTTGATCCACTTCTCGAAGCCACTGCGCCAATAATGGCAGACCCTGCTACCGCTGCTGCTATTCCGCTCATATATCACCTACCTCTGACCGCCAGGTCAATATTTCACTATAATTTACTGTCAACTCATCACCAGGGTAAACAGTGCTAATTGTCACGCAAATGATGTCGTCACCATCAGCATTAAACTTACAATTCGGTCTGACTGCATGGTTAATGTATCGGCCTAGCTGCGTTCGATGAGCACCAACTCTGCTGCATGCTAATGTAGCGCCTATTCCGAACATCTCAGTGGCAAAAATACCCTTACCATGAATTATTGAGTCCTTCATTTCCAAACCATACTCCTCAAGACTAAGCTCAATATAATCAGCGTGGTTCTTTACGATGGCGTCCATGTAGTCCTGATCAATTCCAAGGTCCTGCAAGAACATCCTATACCCTATGCGATTGACCTTTGCATAAAACTCATCTAGGTCCTCAAAGGTTTTAACCGTCAGCCTGTCTTGTATTTCATCTGGTGACTCAATATCCACCTCGCCCACCGCATGAAACGTAATCCAGACAGTATCCTCAATGGCATAAGCAGCTCGCTTTTTACCAGTTAACGCTGGCATTAAATTATATCCCTCGAGCAGTCGACTTTGACCATCGTCAGTGGTCACCATAAGCACACCAGACGCCATGACTTCTATGTGGTCATACTTGTATATATTGCCAGTTAATAAGGTACCTGCTGGAACTTTAACGGACCTGGCATACATGCCGCCATGCACTAAATGCTCAACTGGTATCGCGCTCTGTTGCTGCTCTAGCATCTTTGCCTCAAGCTCAAGAATGGCCTTCCTCTGGCTGCGTATGCAGGGCAGACTGGCCGCATCTAATGCTTGGATTATTTTCTTTTCGCTCATGCTAAGACCCATCCCAATGTTGCATCTAAACCAATATCATCTACCGTCTTAATATATACAATAGCACCAGTGCCGCCAGATAAATCATAATATGTTCGACTAGCTTGAGCATTTATTACACCCTCTGGTGAGCCAGTGCCTGATATTGGCTGCAGCTGCTCGAGCTGCTGAAAGTAAAAGCTGGCTTCCTGCGTCAGCAATCCTGCATTACTTACAATCGCTCTTACCCTAGTTAATGGTGATAATTCAATCATGCATTAGCCCTTAGCACTTGGCTTTATGTTTACGCTTAATCCGTATAGCCTGCGCTTTACTGGGTCACTGATAGTGATCTTGAACAAGCAATACTGCCGTACCATGCCGTTTTTAGCCCACACCTGTCGAAGTTTCCGATTACCCACTCGTCCCAACTCTCGCGACCTTGGGTCCTCAAATAGCGCACCATCACGACTTATCTGGAGCCTGACCACTGGGTCACTTATCATGCTATTACCCACACCTGACTCGCATAGCAGCTCTATTTGCGGCAATGAGAATGGCAGATTGTTATTAAATACCGGAGCTGTGGTAAAGAATGACTGCAGAGGCTGCGAGTATTCAGTAAACACTTGCTCATCGATAATACCAATGCGACCGTCCTCACTGTCACCCACCAGCAGCTCGTTATAAGCATAAAGAACAGAGTTTATTCTGCAGCGCTTAACGGTTTTTATGCCTTGTGCATCCTGTATTATCGATTCTCTTTCATGCCACCTGCCAGTGGCCATGTCATAAACAAATGTGTAATTAGCGACATTAAACCCGACAAACTTGGCACCGCGCAAAGAATATCCCCAAGCGAATGCATTCTGGATCTGGCCCTCTGTCAGATTGTGCAATATATTATCAATGGCAGTCGTGCTGACTGGCTGTGGGTCGCCACCAGCAAAAGCATAAATTGATGGCTTTTCGTTCTCACCTCGACCTATCCAAAATACCTGACCACCAAGCTTAACAACGGACTTCGGTGCAGAGCACCCAAACGATGTAAAAAAGCCCGAGCGCCTAAATGGAACACCAGCACCACCTATATTGTTAAAAGCTTCTGTGGTTTGTGTGCCGAGCAGATAGAGCTGGTTTTTAAATATGAATGGTGCAACCACATCATCGGGGTCACTTTCAGCGCTGATGAAGTCGAGCGCATTCCACGATTCACCGTCATTGATTGCAGAGACAATTGCTTTTTTATCGTCAGTAGTCACGATGAAGAAACCATCGACAAATGCCACCTCTAATGGCTTGCCGTTGGCATTAAATCCTGCGTTTGTAATTGTTGTAACAGCTGGTGACTTTCCTGCCTCGTAAATGAAACCAATACCATCCGAGTTAATAATTATTATCTGCCTACCATTGGTGGCAAACGAACATCTTCCGGACCCGGTAACAAATCCCACTCTCAACAAAGAATATGTTGCACTATTGTCAGGAAATAGTGTCTGGTTAAGCATAAACAGCGATTCACCGTTAACAAAAAACGGTGTGTTATTAAATACAATGCCGCCTCGGTTGGCATCTTTTGCCAATAATGATGACGAGGCAACTTCTCCCAGTCCCTGAACATTAAACAAAGCGCCCGGTGATAATGACTGCACCTGTGGGATGTTAGGATACAGGTTGACGCATCGCTGATTACTAAAAGGCAAAGAGTCCGACTGGTAGAACCCATTTATGATATCAATCTGTATTGTTTGGCCCATTACGATGCCTTAAATATAAGCTTTTGCGCTTCGAAGTCTGTTGTGCCAGTGTTGTTGTCAACGAACACCTCGATATAGTCATTAGTATCCATGTCGACCATCCAGGTTAAGCTGACCACTCCAAGATCGCTTGATGCTATTTCTCGAGATATGCCGGAAGCAGGAATTGTCACTCCGTTTTTAGCGATGTAAAAAGTAAACGTAGATATTCCAGATGTGGGTTTACCACTTATTACAACTGACACGTTGACATCTTTAGGTCTGCGCTCATTAAGCGTAATACGACCTGCAGCACTTACCGTCATGTAGTCGCTGTTTTGGTCTGTAAACACACCGTTAATGACCACTGGAACATTTTGAGTCACAATATTAGTGACAGCAGTTGCATTCAGTGTCGTAAGGGCCTGTGCGTTACTGTTTTGTATATTGTCTACCTGCCTAAATTCCCAACCGGAGTCGCCATAAACAATGCCAGATAAACCGACCATACCACCTATTGTTTGAACTAAACTCACATAGCCAAATGACTCATCAGCTAAGTTTGCGCTGCCTGCCTGACCCTTTATAAATATTTGAGTGCCAGCAGTGCCTAGCAGCTCAATCAAATTAATCGATAAACTTTTAAAAACAGCGCTGCCCAAGTCTAAGAACTTGAATGTGGCATTACCTGACTCAAGCACTGTTACCTGGTTCATTACTAATCTTTTATTAATACCATCCTGATAAACGAAACCAAGTGACCCTGTGACATTCTCAAAGATCAAATTATACAATCCAACTAGGTTTTTACTTAAGTCACCGATTGCCAGACATTCAACTACTCGAACCCAGCGCATAACAAATTCACCTGATGTGGTTAAATTATTACTAAATAACTTACCAGTTGGGCATGACAAGGATATATCTTTGATCACTTGGTTGCCTTCGCCACACGTAAACATAGTTTGATTGCCAGTGTACGTGAGCGTGACAGCTCTCGGGTCCACTGACCTGACAATTGTATTATTGCCCATAGTAAAACGAGATGGAGAGGCAAAGCTGGCCACAAATAAGTAGTCAGTATTGTCTGCCAAAGCAATGACGCCAGTCACCGCTGAAGGTAGGTCTGTGAGCACCGATACAATGACGGTATTGCTTGCCTGAGCAATCTCGCTATTAGTGATCACCAGCTTGTTGCCATCCTGATCTATTTTAATACCGTTTCCAGCTTTCAATCTGCGCCAGTTTACAGTTTTCGATGCTGAGTTTACGATGAGTGGTTCACCGTCAGCAGCATTACCAGCATTACCAACCTGCAGTATGAGTCGAATCGCATCCTGAGCTGTTATTGAACCAGCCAGACCCGCACCTGCCTGTATACCTCGTATCTGGTAATTTGGTGCCACACCAGATAAGACCGGATTAGCCCCTACTGGTGAGATTGATTCTAATGCGCCAGTGGTACCGAGTGCTGCAATAATATCTGCAAAGGTAACCTTGTATGTAGTGCCGTTGTCAGAAACCATGACCAAGTCACTATTTTTAACCAGCTCTTTTGCAAGCGCCCTGCTAATTTCACTCTCAAAGGTTGGACAGCTCATAGTATTAAATTCCCATTTTTATCGCATATATCCTGGTCCTCGCAGCAGCCATCGAAGAATTGATCACCGTCATAGCTGTCACCTGAGTAGTCATTACCGGACCCAATTGGAAGTGATGATGGCATGTTCATCTTACCGATTGACACACCAACTTTGTAAATTGTAGCTCTAGCTTCACGAACAAGCTTGGCCATGTTTGGAGTCACATCAAAGTCATAGCCATTTGCCAGTCTTTCTGCCAGTAGCATAACCATTGGCTCATATGCGCCTGCAGGGACCGTAAGTGGGTCATTCGGTGAAGTTACAAGCGTATACCCAAGTTTGACACCATTGGCATCTAGCATTTGCATCATGCGGTTCAAGTATCGGACGCCAGTTTGTACTTCAACTGCTGGCACCGATTGCTCATCGGCTTGTAGGGTTAACTCTGACAATGCATCTTTGATGATGCTACCTGCAGTTTCCATAAATTACTCCGACTTATTTCTTTTTGACTGCTGCTTTTGCAGCTGGTTTCGGTGCTGGCTCTGGTGCTTTTACTTCACCAGATGACGCTTCCTCTTCTGTCAGAAAGAAACCATGGCTTAATAAGTGTCTAACATTCTCTGGAGTGTCATTAAGCTCAAGAGACTTAACTTCACCGTCAGAGTATTTTTTGAATAGTTTGATTTTTTCCACTTTGCTTACCTCGTATAGTTAGAAAAAAGGCCACCGAAGTGGCCAATTGCAGACTTGCTTATACTACACCGTAGCCTAAACCAGCGAAGAACGGATTGAATGTTACAAATGCTGGTAACATATCGAAACGTACCTTCTGTTGGTTAGCATCACCGTCAGAATACTTAGTAACACGCAATGAGAAACCATCCTCAGAGCTTATTACTGTGTCAGTATCAAACAGTTTAGGCAGTTTGACTGTTGCCATGCCAAATGCTTGCTTGTGGAAGAACATGTTAGGCTGGAATGTGCCACCAGCTGCGCCAAGTACAGTGATCACATCGCCAGCAACTGGTGCTGAGTCAACTGTGTTGTACTGACCTGATACCTCAAAGATTGCAGGACCTGCAACCAAAATGGTACCTGCGCCTGCGACCATTGTTACATCTTGAGTTACCACTGCACGATACGCTTTAAGACTGCCAGCGCCATCGGTGAATGCTTCACGAGTGCTTTGGTTCAAGTAATTGCGACCAGTGATTTGTACTACTGAACCAGCTCGGATGACACCTGTAGCAGACATACCTGTTACAGCAATAGCCTGTATCATTGTGTCTTTATGTGCCACGTAAGTAACAACTGGGTTGGAGGCAATAGTACCAGCTCGGTCAGCCAATGTAGCGCTATCACGAACAGTTTGCAGCGTGTTGCAGCTGATTGCGCGTAGACCACCAAAATTTGATGATATTTGCGCTCTTCGCCATGCAGTGTTTACCAGATCATTATCACCAGATGAGAGGCCACGCTGTGCATCTGCAAGCTTAGTGGTAGTGTATGGGTTCATGGCATAGAAAATGTCATTATCCATAGGCACACCAATTGAGTCCATCAATGCGCCAGCTTCAGCAACATCAGACCATGCATCAACTGCAGTGCCTGGCGTACCTACTGAAAGGTTAGCGTTGCGGTACATGTATTTGCCTAAAGTAGTCTCGAGCTCGGTCACTACGCGAGTGGCCATAGGCGCAAGAATCTGGTCGATTTGATCGGCCTCCAGGGCTTCTTGGATGTTGCTCCACTCGGTCGCTACTGTGATGTAGTCTTGTACAGTCGCAGTCGCTTTACCTGAGATGATATCTGACTTCGTAGAAGAAGAGATGTCACCACCTGGTGTGCGAATTGCTTTGTAGTCGTGTGGACGTTTGACAGAGACTTTACCACCTGAAGATGGGGTAAAGTCACCCTGTATTAGCTGCGTGTCGATTGCCTTACATAAGCATCTTGAGGATTCGAATTTCTCAAGGAAAACTCGGGCAAGTTTCTCGACCGTATTAGAAGTAAAATTGTTAGCCATGATAGCGTTACCTTATTCAACTGTGACTTTACCTCCAGTCAATGGGTAGCTATCCGAAGCAGCTGATGCTTTGCCAGATACCCTCGTTGGAGGCTTCTTTGCATTGCTCGGTCTAACCGCTCTAAGTCGGGACCTCACATTGCGCTCAATGTGAAGTATCGCTTGGTGTGGCTGCATAAAACTTAACTCTGACAGCAGCGCTGGATTTTTGGCAAGTGCTGCAGTCATCTGAACACCTTTGTCATCCGTCATCAGATACTCTGCGACTTGTTGACCAAGGCCATATGTGCCAATTGTTTGCACCGCTTTGTCGAGCGTTGCTTGGCTCATTTTCAGCTGCTTTGCAGTTGAGTAGAACTTGTCTTGCCTTTCCATTGCTTCAGCATGTTGCTGGTCATAGTTTTGCTGCTCTCGCTTCTGTTGTTCAGACTGCTGCTGCTGCTTCCTATACTGCCACTGCTGATGCTCGCGCACCGCTGCATCTCGTTTCTTGACCTGAGCCTCTACATCATTGGAGTAGTAATCTACATCCGGTATTTTTGGCTCTGGATCAACTGATGCACCATACTTGCTGCGTAATGTCTCTAGCTGCTTTTCAGCTTCTAATCTCTTACGCTGCTCTTCACGATACTTCGCATGTTGCTTGTCAATTGCCTTGTTAACTTTGTCCTGGTTAACATCAGACGATTGTGCATCATCTACAGTCTTTTTTTCGTGCTCTGGCTCACTATTCGGGTCTGACTCCGACTCCTGTCTCAACTCTTCGTTGTTCAGGTCTGCACTGTCATCAATCTCAAAATCCATATCATCGATATCGTCAGTGCTTTGCAGCTTTTCTTTATCAGTCATGCTCTGCCCTTAAAAGGTAATGTGCCGCGAATAATGGTCGCGTACCATGTTGGTTAGATTATAGCCAGTTTTTTGACGACCTGACAATTTATTACTTATTTCTTTTTTTTGCCACCACCGCAGCTTTTCTTTTTGCCGCCACATTTAGCCATTTGACCTCCTACTCTATGTTGTATTTAAAGCCCTTACCTGCTTTTTTAACCTGATTCAATGGCTTGTCAATGTATACATCACCAAATGACTCTGACACCCATTCTGGCAGCAAGCCCACTTTCTGTGGAGCGTATTTTGTGGAGCCGCCATCAGCCGTTTTATTAAAGTCAGCATTCGGACCGAAGTTTACATAAGAGTTTTGGCCTCGAGTCTCCGTTGCCAGAGCTCGTCTTGCTATAGGTGAGTACATAGCTGCATGCGATCTAAATGCATTGTCCTCACCTCCAGCTCTAAAGCCTAAACCCTCCTTTGCATGTCCAAAGTAGTCATGGACCACCCTGAATATGTCGTTCACTGTAGCTGGTTTCCCAGAAATAGTATACCCACTATCTGCCAGCAAAGGATTGCCAGCAAACAAGTCATCCTCTCCACCAAAGCCATCGTCAGTCGGGAATACCCACATATGATTGTTCTGGTTAATATCATCAATAGCATTTCTTGGATTGCCGTATGGGTCACCCTTGTCAGGTGGTATGAACTCAGGTAAAAATCCTGTCTTAAGTAGCTCGTCATACTGCTCTAGAGTCTCCTCAGCAAGCGCATTGTAGGCAGCTTTTACTTGTGGTTCGTTTGGTGCATGCTCCATCTCATCAAATAGTTTGGCAATCTCGGTACCGCGCTTAGGATCAATGGGCATGTATTTATTGATAGGCTGATAGGCAGCGCCTTGACCAACTCTTGCCATGTATTTTCTAGCGACATCAGCTGCTGCAACATTCGGTTGTATTTGATAGCCAGCGATATCTCTAGGTATACCATTTAAGGAGCCATCTTTCTCCCGGCTAAACAGTGGAGTCCTTACCTTTTTCTTAGTCTGCGCCCCTGTCTGTTCATCCAGTACCCAATCGCTTCCTCGAACTCCTCTTCGCTGTCGAATTGACTGCGTTCTGGCTTCACTGGCAAGCCGTTGCTCATCGCTCCGAACACTGTTGTACTCGAGCTCTGCGTTTGTGGGGAGGCCGAGCTCTGTTCTCTGGGCATCGCTGAGTCCTGCGACTGCCCTGATTGCACCAGCAGCTCTTTCGGCAGCAGCTGGTCTGTTACCATCTCGAATGCCCCTTCTATCGACATCCTGGTTGCCTGATTGTTGCGTAGCAGGTCGGCCAGCATACGCTTGAATAGCGTCATCTGCTGAGGCATTAAACTCGTCAGCTGCTCTTGCGTTATTGCCTGCTCCAGCATCTTCGATAGATTGCTCGACCCACCGCTGAGTGTAGTTTTTACGTCCATCTTCGTCCCCTCTGTATTTCATAATAGATACTTCTGGCATAGGGTCACCATCTTGCCACCCTTGCTTGCGAAATACCTCTTTTAAATCGTTAATTTGAATATCACTGTAGTATTTAGGGTCAAATGGAATAGTGCCAACTTCCTCAAATCCATACTGCGAATACATGCCAGGTAGGTACCCATTTGGGTTCTTATCTGTGACTACTTTAAATGCGTCTAGTGCTGTTACACCTTCCTCAATTGCCTTGGTAACAACAGCAGGACCAGCAATACCTGGCGCACCTACCTCGTTGCTAATTACACCAGTTAAGGTCTTTTCATTTGGCGATAATCCAAGCTCGTCATTATTCAAACCGTAAACTTTACCGTAGTCATAATCAGATTGCACACCAAAGTAAACCTCAGTTTCACCCAGCCTGAATATTTTAGTCTTTCCATCCTTAACGCTTGTTGTTAAGTCCTTGATCTTATCTTTATTATCATACTGCGTGAGAGTGGCAGCCATTGGGTTTGCACGTAAGGCTCTGGCATAGTCCGTAATACTTAGGCCGCCCTTGTTAACAGGATTATCTGTAGTCGACCATTGCCCCCTCATAAATGCGTCAGCCAGCTGTGCCTGCCTTGGTGATGCAATGCCTTCAATTTGGCCTGTCGGTATCTTCTGGACAACTTTATCATCCACCTTCTGAGTAGGCAGTGATAATTGAAATGACCTAAAATCACTACCAATTGCGCGACCACCCATGGCTCTCTGCGTAAACATATCTGGGAATAAGCTTTGCATGGGTACTGGCCTTGCAAACTTACCTATGACCTCGCCTTTGATGCCGTATTTATAACTTCTGTGCTCCTTGGTACCATTCTTCCCTAGCTCGACTACTGCATCAGGGTCCTGGTTAATCTTTATCACCAATAAGCCATCACCTAAGTTTGACCCAGCATAATCTTCATCCAGCAATTCGGCCCTCAATCGCTCCATGTTTGGCGCACCTAAGTCCTGCGCCTCCACGTTACCCATAGCTCGCATAAGCGCTTTACGCTGGTCAAATGACATCTTCCTTGCCCATTGAAAATACTCATCTTGATTTTCAAGACCTGGAAAGTCATCCATGCCCTTTTGGGAGCGTATGATCTCGTCTATTTTAATGGCATTTTCATCAGGTATGCGACCATCACGCACGTAGGCATTAATTGAGTCCATGAACGACTTAGAAAATGTCGCATTAGACAAGTGTGCATCTTTACCCATGGCAGAAACAACAATGTAGTCAGAGCCTTGCAGTTTTTTAATGGCACCAGCATCATCAGCTGCCCATACTATACCGTCATCTCTGAAACCTTCGAGAGTAGGAAAGCCTGGCCCACCTTGCAGCTCAATTGGGTCTACTTTGCTGCTATCTAACCCAGTGAATGAGCGGCCAGCACCAGTTAAGTCTGCCAGTGTTGGCTTAATAGTCTTACCCTGAAGCATCTCCGGTGTAATAGTTGGTATGCTATCGATATTCTTTTCAATAGCTGCAGCATCTAATTTTGGTGCATCTGTGGTAGCCACTGTCTTAAGTATGCTATCGACTGCAGCTTCATTAAGCGCCACACTTGAACCCTCGGGCATAAATCGCATGAGCTGGTCAGGTGGTAAATTGTCAATAAACTTAGCTTGGTAATATTCTGGGTAATATTTTTTAAGCTCATCGATGGCTGACTTGGTCATATCCTCCTGAACCACCTCTGGGTTTCTTTGCAGGAACTCTGGCAATGTTGGCAAGTCTGGAATACCAGTCTCTTGACCAACTGCTTTTAATTCACTCGGTGACAATCCCCGATTGACCCTCATATTACCGCTGATCATCCACTGGCCAGCCATATTTGGATTTGTCTTGTACTTGTAAAATCCACCAAATGGTACCTGGTCTTTTATCTCAGCAGTCTGCACATTTACATTGCCATCCTTGGTCCTTTCAGCTCGCTTAAGCGCCTCTGCCTGCCAGTCGACATCATTAGGCATCTCTACCTCTGCCCAAACCTGATTGGCTGGCCTGTACTGTGGCACCACTTTTGATTTTCCAGCCTTGGTAGTAGGACCACCAGCCAATGCCGCCTTAGTCGCTTTACCACCAATATGTGTTGCAGCTGCAGCATCTCCTGCATGCCAGCCCGGACGATAAGCCAATGGGCCTAGTGAGCTTTTGACTTTATCAGTTGGGTTTGCTGTTGGTGCCTTTTGACCTTTTCTCAAAGCATCTTGAGCTGCTCGCTCGCCAGCCTTTGCGTCCTCCCATACGCCAACTTGTACCTTCTGATCACGATTAACAAATAATGGATATAGGTTTCCATCATCATCTGTCCTGAACAGCTTGTAAGCTTTGACAGTGTCTTGTGGTGTGTAGTTACCAGCCTCAGCCTGAAGCTCTGGCGCAGCAGCTGGTGGGACCTTATCAGGATCCGGTTCAATAGAGCTTAGGTCAAAAGACTTGTCTTTGTTGAATGACTCCATTATCGCATCGTAGTCGTAGTCAGCGCCTTTACGGTTTTTCAGTATGGCTGGCAAAATGGCAGAAAGGCCCTCACCGACAACAGGAATTGCACCCACACTAGCAATTGCAACATCCGTTGCACTACCATCAGCAATTGCTCGGCCTAAATCATCGCCACCAATAGCGTCACCAACAATCGGGATTGCCTCGGCACCCATGCCAAGGTTTCGTCCTACCTGCATGGCACCAAATCGGTCTGAAATAATACCCTGTTGGTATAGCGTATTGCCGATTAACTTCGATACTCTCTCACCTAGCGATGGCTTGTACTCACGAACCTGTGATTCAGGCCTTGTTAGCCCATCCTGCACCTTCTCTTGAAGTGTTCTAGGCCTAGCCATAGCATCTTCAATAGCGGCCTTCATGTCATCTTCATCCATGCCATCAGGAAACCTAGCAGTTGTATCAGAATTACCGATGTTGATATCCATTACTCAAGCTCTCCAGTTTCTACGTTGAAAGTGAGAACCTTTAAGTTACTGGCCATCTCACCATCAAGCTGCACGTTTTTCCCAGTTTGCGCTGCCATCTGCTGTTCGAGTTGAGTTAATTTAAGAGCCAAGTCAGCCATGTCTATATCTTTTTTATTGTTGACTTTTTGCTGCTCAATATCCTGTTTACCAGATGATTCCAATAACTTGATCTGAGACTTTTGTTGCTCCATAGCAAGCTTCATCTCGAGCTCTTGGATCTTTATCGCATTACCCTCTGACTGATACTGCAGCTCGGCAGACTTAACCTGCATATTTAGCTGCATCTCCTGCTGCTTAAGCTGTGCGTCAACTTGCCTGTTCTGCTGGTCTAATAGCGCGGTTTGAGCTTTCATCTGCTCAATTTCCATCGCCATCTGGTTTAAGTCTACAGGTGGAGGCTGATTGGCTTGCTGCTCTTTCATTGCCTGCATAGCCTCAACCTCGTCATCGGTCATCTGATCTTCTGGTATCATACCAGCGTTAATCATCTGCGCTCTGGCTCGTTCTGCTACCTTATCGAAGTTTGGAGCCTCGATATTGCCCAAGTGAATATCAGCTGCAATGTCTAGTATCTGCGGATAAATTGTTGCGATACGCTCAAAGGACTCGATAGACTCTTGCTGTCTGTTCTTGTACGCAGCACCTATATCGATGGTGACATCATACTGGCCCTGAGTTAAGTCATAGAGGTAAATGGTTTCCTGTGTCTCATCGTCCAGCATTGGCTGGTTGATTACCATATCCTCCAGTGACCCATCGTCATTTGTTAGGATAATCTCTCTGGTGCCATCGTACACTTTTGGGATAGCTCGAAGCAGCAGCTCGCACGTTCTCTCAATGGCTACCTCTAAGGCCTCAAACACCCAGCTGGTGCCATTGTTGCCTCGTTCAATTTGCTTACCTATGGCCACACCTGACTGGATGCCAGGATTGTTACCAATGTTTGCAGCAAAGATGCCAGCAGCTTTGTTAATGCCCTCGTCAGTCATCTGTATTAGTAGGCTTACCGATTCATTAGCGCTGGATGTGTTGGAGTAGAATGGTGGGTTTTGATCACCGATATGATTGTATAGTTGTATTGGGTCAAAATTTGTATTTAGTGTTCGAATTTTATCCTCGAATCCTGCGACCTGCTCCGGTGTCATAAACCACTTAGACCTTGGACTTAGTGCCACCTCCTCGACATTACGAGAGAATGCATAGTTATGCACTCGCTGGATGTCCATTAAACGCTCAACGGCACCCATCCAAATTACCTTGCCCTCGGTTATTTCGAAGTTACCGTAAACTGGTACCACAGGAATAAAATCAAAGTCGACATCCTCTTCTTCGCTTAACCATTCACCTGATGTAAACCATCTCTGTTTGCATTCAAATGCCTCAACTTCTCGCTCATTTGCCACTTCAATGCCAGCCAGCGCAAGCTCATCGATGACTGCTTCAAGCTCGTCATTGACCTCATACACTGCACCGTTGCTCATTTGCACTATGCTTTTAGATACTGGTAACAGATAATAAAGCTGACCAACAGTCACAAAGTCAGGCTTGTGGTAGTAGGTATCACTCCAATCTTCCTGTCCCAGCGAAGTAATAGCAGCTTCTGGCCACTCCTTTGCATACTCTTCTTTGCCAATGTAATGCTTAATTACTGCCCACTTACCATCCTGAAATACCTGGTCTTGACTATCAGGGTCCAGTACAACACGCTGGTGGAAGTCGTGAATAGGCTTAATCATCAAGTCCTGGTCAAACGACATCTGCTGAGCGTAGTCTTTGACTATTTCCCATCCTGCAACACCACCCATGGCAAGACGCCTGCCAGCACCATTCTTGATGCGTTCAAAACGAGATAGATTGCGGATTGTGCGGATAAGGCCATCGAGCACCTTGGCCTTTTCTTTTGTCGCTTCACCACCAGCAGGTCGAACCCTCATGCTGAACTCAGCTTGCATTACCTCACCGACTATTTGATTGACTATGGGATTGACCCGGTCATCAGTATATCGAGGCCTGCCTTTAAACTTCTGAATAATGCTAGTCTCCCACTGACCATTGCGTTTTGTGCAAAAGTCTATGGCTTCCTTGGTTTGTCGAGTCTGATCACGCTGACTACCCTCAGCTGCTCGCATACGCTTGATCACATCCGATATGTTTGAATAGTCCATCACCACCCCTCAAATTCTAGTGTAACTGGTTTTTTATTAAGCACTGGTGACTCCATACACATGGCCAGGCAGTCAGCCATGTTTGGTGATTTACGTCCAAACTTGGCAAGCATTTCTTCTTTGGGCATTAGCGCAATTTTTCCTGTCAGGTTCTTTTTTCTGGGTATACCGCAAAGCTCTGCGCGTAATTTCATTAACAGTGGAATGTCTGAGCTTATGCTGATCAACTCATCTGGGTCGATGTATTTGCCCATAGCGACAGCTTGATATGTATTCTCCATGCGCCTTGCTAACTCGACATAGTATTGTGTTCGCTTGTTATAGAATAGCTCTTTGTTGGTTTTTTGGCCATCTTTATAAACCCCATCATATATGCTGTCAGGGTCATCAACTGAGTTACTTCCCTTGTACATCCTGGCCTCAAGTGATCGCTTACCATCAAAGTTTTGTGCTATCTGTTTACGCAGCAGCGCCCCCATTCCATCACCATCCCAGACGAATAAGTCAGCGTTCTGGCTTATTGCAATCTCACATGCGTCATCGCAGGCAAGGTTGCCGTTGGGCCTGTCAATCTCAATACAGGTATCGAAGTGAATACCTCTTCTGGAAGCGTAAGCATTTTTATCGTTGCCAGTGTCAGCTGGGTCATAACTGCTGACCCTAGCGCCATGCACTGTAATGCCAAGCTTAGTGGTGGCATCAACACAGGCATCAAACCACTCAGGCTCAATCAATGCGTCCTCTACTGCATCGTTAAACATGCCCTCCCAAATCCAGTCATATTTGACCCTAGATAAGTGTTCATGATCCCAGCTTCTGAGCAGCTCGAGCTCGTCATTCCACCATGGGTTGTCGCGCCAGTTTACTTTCTGTATCAGGTGTACATCGTCCTCATAATAACCATAGGAATTGACATCATCCATGTATGGGACAATGAAGCGTTGACTGAATGGGTCAGCACTCGATTGTGGGTTAGCTGTGAACCAGCACTGTGCTCCTGGGTTTCGTATGATAGTGGGAAGCAGCTTGTCGATTGCATCTTCTGTGGCAGTATGAGCCTCTTCAAACCATGAGTATTTGTAAGACTGTGCCGACTGCATTGCATCTGGGTTAAGGTTGGCACCAGTGTAGGTTGTTTGTGCGCCCCTAGGAGATATTACGGAGTTTTTCTGTATGTCCCAGCCCGGTAGCTTTAATCGCTTTGTGATGGACTCTTCAAATACCCGATGCACTGAGTCTTTGATAGACTTCTGGAATTGTCTTAGGCAATAAATATCAGACGCTTCTGTGTCCATCCGATATGTCATGATGTCACCTACACCTATTGACTTACCGGACCCTCGGCCGCCATACAATGTGATAATTGGTTTGGTAGAAAAAAACGCCCTTTCGAGCGCTTTGTTTAGTCTAAGCTTGGGCATTTTTCATCACGTAGATACTTTCTCCAAGAAGGTACCCTTCAAGATGCCATATTTTTTGGACTGCATCTCCTCGAGCAATTGTAAGATTCGTGCCATCAAAAACGTGATACTGCTCTGCTAGTATCTCCTTTTCAATCTCTTTGTCGCTCTTCATTATTTTATCCCCTCATTGCCTATGTAATCCCATGTATACTGGCGCTTACCTGTACCCTGTCGCTTTTCAGCACCTGTTGGTTCATAACCTTTGTAATGACCAAATGCCTGATAGCCTTGCAAGATTGTATTAGGCCTTACTCCTAATCTCTCTGCTAGTTTTTTTGTCGTCTCCATCATTTACCCTCTTTTAATTTATCGTCAACATTAACGAATTCTACCACCCAATTAAGCTCCTTACCTTCGGGGCCAACATGAGTCTGCTCTATCTTATCACCATACTTCTTAGGCTTAAGCTTTGAGCTGATCCACTTCCTTGTCTCTACTCTTAGCCTGGCATGCTGAACACCTGCAGATGTCAATATCTTGTATGGCTTTAAAGTATCCGGGTCTATCACTGGCACATCGTCAATGATCAGGTCACTTGTAGCCTCATCGTCAGCAATCTCTAGCATTTCATCAACTAGAGAATCCGCTGATTCCTGCTTAGCCCTCGTGTACTGGACCGCAAATTCATCTATCTCAGCCAGCCATTTAAACATAGTCGTCTTACTTGGCATTCCATTTATAGATGCTACCTTCCGCATGCTCATGCCCTCCGCTAAGAGAGCACAAACTTTATTGGCCAGTGCTGGTGTGTACTTTCTAGGTCTACCTGCTGGCATATAACCTCCTATCAAAAGAATTTACTTGATTCCACAGTATGGCTTTACGGCATGCACCCATAAGCCGCCAGCCCTCGGTCAATCATATCCTGCCTGTCAACAAAGCTTACATGCCTGGTACCAAGTCTGCATGGGTCAAACACAAATATGCAGGACCCTTTATTGTTACCGTTGACTGCGTTGCCATGCTTATCCAGAAAAGATATCCTACCATGTATAAAACGCACCTCAGATACTGTTTTAAGCGCATTTTTAAACCATTGCACACTTGGGTCAGCCATTACCAGCATAACGACTCCTACGCCATTACGTTGGGCCTCACTCGCTTTCTTAACCCATGGAGTGATATTGCTGTACGGTGGATTGCACCAGAGCCATTTTCGCTTGTTAGCTTTGACCTCAATTGGTAAGTCATCTACCCAATACTTAGACAATGCATCATCTTTTTTGGACCAGTAGCGCGAGCACTTAGTTGTGTGTGGTTCAGCGCATACATCAAAGTTAAAATGAAACTCATTATCCAGGCAGGCGAATATTGCTTTTGGAGTAGCGTAATTATCACTCGACATTGCCTATCTCCTGTGTTTTTCCACTTAAAACAGCTTTTAACTCAGTAATCATCGTGTCATTAGGGTCATCCCACTCAAAATTACCTTCGCCTTCAATTTCTTCGCCATCTTTGCCATAGGTTACTGACGGTAAAAACTTAGTAAGCATAGCTTCAAGCTCTGCAATGCGTTCTACATCAATTCTAGAGCGTGTATAAAGCGGATTTGGCTGAAAGTTATTTTCAAAGTCGTCATGCGTCCAGTCATCATTGATCATTGCTTTACCTCTTTTAATATTCACTCTTATTTACCCCCATTTTTACTTTATGTTTTGACGCATTGGTGAATACAGCACACCATCAACAATAACCCAATCCTTGCGAATCCATTTTGTTACTTGCTGAGGAAGTACATTGTTGGCAATAGCAAACTGCCTCTGGCTGTCGTAATTCTTTTTAATATAATCAGATAAGAGCATTAGCTATCGCCTCTCGTAAACTGCTTTTCCATAGATACAAAATCAAGCTCACTCTCTGACATGCCCTCTAGTGAAGTTTTTGCATTGTTGTACATCTTCCTAAGCATGTAATTTGCCTTGGCTCGTTTGGTTGTCATCTTAGGATGTGCGACAGCAAATGCCATAGCGCCACAAAAAATGATCTGCTGGTTGGTCATCATTCTCACCATGTCGTCAATATTCTCGCATTGACTGATTAGTCTAGCTATTGACCTGTACGCTTTCTCAGCCTCCATCTTGGACTGTTCCAGTTGATAATCTTCATCAGCCTTTGTTAGCTGTGCTTCGTTTTCTTCAATCATGAAACCTCCTCCACCTTTTGAATTTTGGCACCTAAATATCCGATCACTGACAGTGCAGACCCAACAAAGCCCTCTTTGCCTGCGTCCACATTAATCACTACACCGTTATCCATTGCCTCTTGCAGCGTAATGTTTTTTGTTGGCTTACCAAGGTAAAGAACTGCCGGGTATAACGCTGGCAACATTTCTATGGTTAGCTCTGATACTTTAACTTGCATACAATCCTCTTAAAATATTTAGTATAAACACTGATAGATTACATTGCAATCAACACTCGATTACCATTTAATAGCCTTGTAAATCAATTCCTCAATAGCACTCAGATTTTGCTCTAGGAACTCGTTACAAAAATCTTCACTAAGCGCTAACTGTGCATGAGTAATAGACTCAATCTCCAGCTCATCCGGCTCATTCGGCTCGAGGCTTGCTGAGTGTATTATGTAATTTGTGCCTGCTGAGTAAGTGAACTCGACTTCCCAATCCTCACCCATAAATGTAATTTTTTCTGTTGACATAAATCTCTCCTAAGATGCTAATACTGAGATGCCAAAAATGACACCGCCAATGACAATACCAACTACTGCCAGTTTAACCACAATATACAGCAGCCTTGCCACTGCATCTGGACCTATTAGCAGTATCGCTGCAATTAAAATTAATAAGCCTGTTATCATTTCACTACCCTCTTTTCTGTAATTCGTCATGCAGGTCCCAAGCTGGTCTGCGAGCCAAGCTATTCATGTAAGTCAGTCCATCAGAGAAGCTAAAGAACTGCCTGTTAAATTTATCCCACTTACCATCGCACATAACATAGTATTCTTTTGGCCCTGCATGCATCAGATTCATGCCAAAATTTGCATCTCTGTTACTTGTGGTTAATTGTAATTTCATAGCTTTACCCTCGACTGTGGCCCCGAAGGGCCGTTAAAATTCTTTATGCTCAAGCTTTGATCCAGTTTGCGCGAAAACTAGCAGCGTCATCTGGCATGATATCGCCAAGCACACTATCGTGATTGAATCCTGCTAGGTCTGTTCTAAATGTGCCTACAAGACGAATAGAGCCATCTTTTAACTCATTAGGTACCATCGCCACGATTTCATATCCCATGACCTCCTGTGCTCTCTCAAGCAGTTTCTGAGATGGTTTTACCACCAGCATCAGCCTATCGGCAGTCGATACCCATTTGCAAAACACATATCCAGCTGGTTTTTTATTCTCATGCACCACCTGCATATCTTCAATGTAATCAGAAACCGGATTGCTTAGAGCGCCTTTTCCATAGAAATAGCTATACGTCATCAGTCGAGGCTTTTCTTTATCGACAACTTCTTTTGATATAAATTTGCTCATGGTGCTTTACCCTCGATGTTGGCCCCGAAGGGCCGTTAAAATTACTTAAAATTGGCCTTTTACAAAACGTCCGTAAGCACACACTTGCTCATAGTTATGATAAAGCTCTTGTGCTGCCTCAGCTGAATGGCCCATTGACATTGCACCCATACCTGCCTCAGCTGCTCGCTCCTGGCGATTTTCTTCCTCCCACTCCTCCTGTGTCA